AGTTCTTTTGGTCCGGCCATCCTAATTCAGATGGGTCAAGTATCTGACCCGCTTCTAATAATACAATTGCTTTTCCTGCAGCTTCGACAACCGATAGACTGGACTTCGTAAAGAGTTCTAAGTTGTGCTTTGGAAGATCATGTTGCCCGGGGATGCAAATGAAATCGGGCATTGATTTTATAACGATACGAATTAACTCGGGCCAGTTCTTTGAGTATTCAAAAATGTCTCCACCCACCAGCATTGGGATGTCATACTTCTCACAAATACTTTTTGCAAGAAGTCCTTTATCAATTTGGGCTCGAACGAAGTCATCGGTTCGACAAATAGGACTATCAATACGCCAATGTAAATCTGATGCACATAGAGCTGATGGTTTTTTCATTTATTTTTCCATTTTCTTTTTTCTATATGCCTTTTGCCATCCGGGTATACCGAGATACTCTGCACCACATTTCTGACAGACCATCGTAGCGTATTCCAGACCGCGCCTGTCAAGATCCTTCCATCTCAATGGACCTTCACCACATTCAGGACATATTAAAATGCTCATCTTATCTTTACTCCCTGGTAGTCAAGAGCAGCCTAAATGGCTGCTCTTAGTTCATAACTTTTTACATCTTCGTCGGCAAACATTGGATTCTGGATCATACCCTTTAATAATACTGCTTCGGCATATGTTAACTCTAATGTATATCCGTTGTCCTTACATTTCATTATTTCCTCCAATCGTTTTCACATAGTGGACAAACATCTGGAATCATTTTCTTGTAACGAGTATCTATTTTTTTATACTCGGCAGAAACGATAGTCAGATTTTTTTGTAGAGTAATAATTTTATCTTCCATGTCAATTAAAACTGAGTTCTTGCTTTCTATTTTAATGATATCCTTTTGTAAACTAATTAATTTTTTTATCTTTTTGTTTGCCCCGGAAAAGAAGTTTGATTTATTTAACTTCTTTTCCAGCTCAATAATTTTTTCTTCTACATCAATTAAATAATTGTATTCCTTTTGATCGTTTTTAATAAGCTGGTTTTTCTTTACCAATTCATCTATCTTGTCTTGGACTTCATCAACAAACGACAACTCGGTTGCTTTTTTATTTAGTTCGACAATTTTATTCCAAGCTGTTCGTAATGCATGCTCTTCATTTCTAATGGTTTGTAATTGGGTGGATATCTTTTCGACTTTGATCAATTGTTCTTCGGCTTCATCGAGCCATTCAAATTCCTCGAGCTCCCCAATGGCTGATAGCAATGTTCCTTCATCCTGTTTGATCCTTGCGTTCAAGGCTCTAACAGAAGTGTCTGCATTTTTAAAAGCAAGATCGATATCAGACAGAGAGGCAATCTGATTTAATTGCCTACCAATCTCGGGGGCAGACTGGGCAAAGATAAAGTAAGGATTGTCTTGGCTTTGAATGTTGATATCTGACATGTTTAAAATATCTGTTACTTCATCGGGCACCTGTTTATTGAAAGCCCTTAACGGATCTTTTAAAGTACTGATTCGATATTCGTTTATTCCTTTTCCTATGGCCCGTGTGATTTCAATGCCCTCTGTTAACTTAATCGATACTTCGCAGGTTCCTTTTAATGCAACATCTCCTTTTTTATTTTTTTTCTTAATCCAGTCAGAGGCAAACTCAAAGCCAAGAGGCCTCCCCGTCCTAAGCCATTCAAGGGCATTGACAAAAACAGACTTACCTTTATCCGATACACCACAAAAAACATTAATGCCCGGAGACAGTTCAACTTCAATGTCTTCCCACGACATAAAATTTTTTAATCGAATTGATTGAATCATTTTTTAATAAGTCCTTGAGCTTTCTCTATCAATACTCTCTCGGGATAGGTAAATTTTTTCATGGGCATCTTGTTTAAATGATCTGCACATTTTAACCATTCAATCCATGGTCCTTTCTGATACTTGGTATACTTGGGCAGGACTTTTTTTCTTGGAAACATGACGAACCAATATTTACATATTCTTTTATACTGGGTTTTGGTTAATTTGGCATACAGATCTTTTGCCTTCGGCTGTTCTCCGGGGTAGATGTATTTCGGTTTCATCGGTGGATGTTCAATATAGTCAGCACACTTTCTAAGCAAGTCAGGGAGGGGTATAATTTTACTCAATCCATACCTCTTCCACAGCCGTTCAAGCTTACCTTCAAAACTATTTGCATTTCGATGGATAACTCCCCGCAAGCATCCGAGTCCATCAGGACCACCACACTCTTCCCTTTTTAATTTGTGCTTGTGGTCAAAAACGCACTCGTCTTCTTCGATAGGTATATCGAGGAGTGCACATTTACATTCTTGTTTCTGGTACTGCTTGGCTCGGAGTTCTTTTAATTGTGCTTGAGTCAATGGAATTAGACTTGTCATCTTTATCTTCCCATGAGGTGTTTTCATATCCGTCCCTGAAGTTTTTATTGGTTGCTTTATGGTCGCTGTTCATAAGATTCTCGGCCATGCTTCCTCCTATATTGGTTTGTGGCAATTTCTACAACCCATGATAGCGTTAAGGATGCACGGGTCCATTTCTCCTCCGCAGGTACATTTATTTTTCTTTGATTCCGGTGACGGCCCTACATAATTAACCGTTGGTGGTCGTTTTAGTTTTTGTTTCTTTTCTTCCTTCGGCCCCACGCTCGCCCATCTTCCATCCCCGGTTGACATCAAAACTTTGCCGGATTCCGTTACGGCAACCAGCATAAAATCACATTGGGTGTGTGCTGTGTTCTGCACAGAAAACCCACTGACTTGAATTATTTTATCATTCATTAGAATACCCTTTGCCTGTTTAAGCGGATTGCATTTTCTACCTTGGTCCAAACTGCTCCGACTATTATTTGTAATTCTTTTTGAAACCTATTCTTTTCTAGGCAGTCCACCAGATCATCTCTGGATTTTTTGAGATCAAATTCTTTAGCAGTGATGCCACCCGAGTCACTCTTCCAATGTTTAGTTTTCTTTAAAAAATCAACACAGCTACCAACATCATCGACTCCATAGTCATTGTATATCGGAAAAACTATTCCATCTTTTCTTTTCTTTCCAGTTAGTTTATTTTTAACCACTGATACTTGAGTGAAGCCACCGATCTCATGCTTAAGATTCATCGCTTCGTCAGTGATGCCTTTTATCCGGTTATAGTAAAGCTGATGATAAGAGTAGAAGTATGGAGCCTCTCCACCGGCTGTTACCCAATCTGTTTGGCCAAACCCCTTATTGAATCTTTGTCTGGTCTGCATGATAATAAACAAAGCAGAATCAGTATGTTTAATCCTTCCGTTGACCATCCTTAATACTTCGCCAATATGTTTTGCCTTCTCCGCTTTGTATGATCCATCTACCTTTGATAACATATCTGCATCTTTTGATTCGATAGCAGCTTTTCTCATAGCTTTGTACTCCCTCTCAAGCTCCTCATCGGACGTCAAGCTGTCAAGGCTATCCAGTATATAGATAAATGGCTTACCGCTGTCACAACGCTTTAAAATATTGTATTTAAAATTCTGGATTGTTTCACTGGGGATTGGATCTTTTGTTTTCTTATCCCAGTTTGGAGGAATTAATCGACCGCTGGTTAAGTCACCTGGGTTTTTTGGAGCGAGGGGAGGGAAAAGATACTCAAGGTTAAACCCGCTACCCTTGCCAACAGTAGTTTGTTCTGCATCATCCAGTATCAAGTCGTAGTCATCGAATCTTTCATCGACCGCACAACAGGCCGCAGCCGTCAAAAGACAAACAGTTTTACCAGATGCGGACTTGCCGGGAGTAGTATTTATACCTCCCATTACAAAAGCCCCGAAAGGAGTATCACTACATGCACAATTAACTAAGGTTGAACCAGAAGGGATTAATCTATCCGCAGTTACCTTGCTTGGATCAGGGCCAACAAAATCTTCTGATTCAACCATAGAGGTTCTGTCTTTGGTTTCTATTTGTTCAGTTACCGAACTTGCTGTCCTTCTTCTTTTTCTTTCTGTCATGGTACCCACGCTCCTGATTTTTTTGATTGAGGTGACGGTCGGTACACCGCTTTAGATTCTCTACTATGTTTTCCCTTGCAACAATTGTCCGCTTGTTCTTTGGTAGGCCAAATATGTAGCCCTTCCCGACAAAGAAACCAACCGGGAGGAACAAAGGTAATTTTAATTTCTTCTTTCATATTTACTTCCGGTTATTAGTTTGGGTGGGCAGGGATTTGAACCCTGCAACGAGGCCAGTTTTAGATCCTCTACTCCAGATCCTTTTGACAGATTTACCAGCCGCTCCGCGAAACTTATGGGAGCATTGGTCGTGCCTCTTATCCGCCACATGCTTACCTATTTGCATACCACCCAAAGTTTTAATCCTGTCCATACTTTAAAAACCACAACAACTTGGACTCATCGATATACCATCTGCCGAATACTTTTTTACCAATCTTATAATCCTTTGCCCACTTTATCATGGTGGGTCGGCTGATGCTAAATCCTTTTGCCTCCGCAATCTCCATTGCTTCTCCCGTGCTGATGCCGGGACTTGCTTTATTTTTTTCATTAACCATAATGTCCTACCTTCTTCGCCGAGTTCGAGTGGTTCGAGTGGGAGCCGCTTCGGTTTTAGTTTCTGTTGCCGGAGCTCGACGAACTCTTCTTGGTGCTGGCTCCGGCTCAGGTTCGGGCTCGGGCTCGGGTTCATTAGCGATACGTTCAAACTCTTCCTGACAAGCATTATAATCCTCGTCGGCACACTTCTCGCATTCAGGATACTGATTAAAATTAACTCCGAATTCTTTCTGACAACTTGAAGTCGGATCAGATTGTTCTACCGGCTCGGGTTCTGGCTCCGGCTCCGGCTCCTCGAATCTTTTTCTGGTGGTTCTTGCCGGACGAGTCGAACGAGCTGGGCGAGCCTCTCGAGTCGGAGTACTTGGCTTCTCTTCTTTATCATCCGGTGGTTCGACTGGCCCACCGGAAACAGCCTGAACAGTTTGGGCATAGGTTGGAATGACCAGCATTTTATCAAGAGGGTAAACTTCTTCAAGGATTCCCTCTTCGTATGCCTGACGTTCATTAAAATCAATTCTGTCAGCTTCAACAAAAGGCCACTTCCCCAACTTCTTTTGCTTCCCCCTCCACTCTACTGTCCGGCCATCCTCGAGGTCCCAAAACAAATCCAATCCATTTGAACCAAGATGTACTTCGGTCAGGATTTGTTTTTCAAAAAGGTGGTAGCTATTATCCCACAAACGAATCTCATCATCTGCGTTGAGATCAATTATGTTATAAAGGCATCGCCATTTAGGGGCCAATTCCTGAACCGTTTTTTCCTGATCGGGTTCATCCATCAGCTTGTCACGCTCTTCGCATATACCGCAGGGCTCTCCAAAAGCTTCCCTCAAACAGACCAGCTTTTCTCCAGTAGGAAGTGCATGCCTGGGATACTCGAGTTTGTAATCGACATCCCCCACTTCAAGACCCGTGGGCTTACCCGAGAATTTTCTCAGCCTCTGATACCACTCAACAGAAACAATGAAAGGGATAAAGTCAAACGTATTACATTCCCGGCCGTACTTAATTTTATCGACCCATAGAACTTCGCGTCCGCCCAATTCCTTATAACTCAATACATTATTACTTTTGCCTTCCCTATTCTCGGCTGAGTCTCTTGTTTTTTCTTGGAGTTTCTTTCTTCGTTCTGCCCAACTAGTCATAGTCTTTCTCCTC